AGACTTTCGTCTAGAGTACAAAACTACAAAGTAGCGTCATAAGACGAAAATTAACGAGGTGAAACCTATTTCTAGGAAAGTGGAGGCCCGTCCTCCCAGTGACACGTTGGATTAGCAAAATGTAAGTTAAAAACCTACAAGTGGCACGCCGGTGTATCATCCTGCTTTACTTTTTATTCCACCTCATTAAAAGACCCGAAGTGGTAGGGTATCAACTATTCACCTAGTTTAGCGGTTGGGAGGATTCCACTCCCCGTGGCGATTAATAAATTAATATTTTTGTCGAGAACTCGCTGAAACTCGTGATTTGGCTGCTTACGCCGCTTCTGGGAAATTTGTATATACCCACAATGTGGGCGTATTAACAAAATACATCAAAGTGAAATCTGGTGCTGCTGCAACATAAGTGTTCAAAATAACACTATCAGTTACAGTGGTAGTTGGATATGGCAAAGCAAATTGTAACGATAACATCTCTGGGTCTCCAGTTCCCGGTACATTTCCACACGATGGATTTGTGCTAAGAAATTTATACTGGGTAAACATAGGAAAAGCTACATTTAGTCCGCTCTGAGTCCTTTGGTTTATTAGTGCGGAGCCTCCACCACCAGCAACAGAAACTGCTGCTTTAGCAAATTGACTAGTGGACGCTATCACGGAAGTTGTAGAATTAACAGCGGCAAGTCCGTTTAAAGCTCTAAAAGCCCTAACATCACTCATAGGGGTGTTACTCGAAACATTAAATGTATAGTTTGTTGCTCCTCTATAACCCAAATAAGCATTGGATATGAATGATAGCGTAGTCATATTTGCATAATTATACCCATAGGTGCCAGCTGTCGTTTGCTTATTTGCCGTACTATATCCAGAATTAGTATATCCGGGATGTAATGGCAATCTTCCAACTATCTTCTCCACAGCTTGGTAAGTATTTGCCACAGCTGATGGAACAACCTGTTCGCTGGTAAGTTTATTGTACCGATGCAATAATGTTCGTAGAGAGACAACTTGCTCACCAAAATGAACTAGATATTCATTGCTAGTATCACTGCTAACTGTACCTAGTTGTACTTTACCATTAATAGGGGTACAAATATATTCATCACTTTGGGGAGCAAAATATGACCATGTATGTGCCGTGTTCATTTCCCTAGCACCTGCCAATTCAAAATTCTCCCCAGCACGTAGAAACACAAGAATATCTACCGACGATGCTAATGTGGGAGCGGTTAGAGCATTCTGTACTCTAACACAAAACACTCCGTTATCTTGTGTATTATTATGTGTAAGAGTGGGTGTACTAGATGTACTCCAATCATTTGATCCCTCACTATTGAGTAAAAATTGCAAAGCTTGTTGATAGGGAATCGTAAACTCAACTTCTCGATTCTCACCAATATCTAGAATAGATGTTTGCACTGTATTAGTGGTATTATCACTAGTAAGAATGCTATTAACACCTGTTCCATAACTGGTTGGATCATAACTTATCTTCAATTTCCCTTTGTGATATTTAGATGCAACCACTCTCAAGGTGATAATAATATCACCTCGCCAATGTGAGAATAGCAATCGAGCCCATGCCATAGGTGTTAAATGATAACCGGTACCAGCACTACCTGAAGCAGATTCAACATCACAAAGCGAAGGCTTAACCAAGCAGGAAAACTTAATAGTTCCAGCAGTATCAGCAGTGCTCCAGTTGCTTAAACATAAGTACGATTCACGTTGAACTATATGGGGGATCGACAACTCATCCACACCCTCTGGCATACCCAATATCCTAGGATCTATGCTTAATTCATTTTTTGGATCTAATGTTAGTTTCTCAACCGGATACCCAATCTCAGCACTAGCTAATTTTGGAAACGGTTCACTTCGGAAAGGCTGTGCATCAGAGATAACTGGAACATTAGTAAATCCAAAAAGTGAAGCGATTGCCCCCACAGCAGAAGCTCCAATTCTTGTTGCTGTAGCAAATCTTCCAATAACCGGCATAGATTGCAACCGACCAGCAATGTTAGCAACCCAAGAAGCTGGTTTCGAAATAATACCAGTACCATATTCATCTGATTGTGCGGCATAACCAGCAGTAGCGCCGCTCAAGATGATGTTATCCATCCAAGCAAAAACTGAAAGTGTTACACCAGCAGCTGTGACCCCGTTTGCACTGCGTAATACAGAATAGATATCAAACCTGAAATTACCCATATCTGTAAAATCTGATGCATTCTTCAATGGTAGCATATTCCATGGGTAAATAAATGGAAGTGTCATCTCAAAAGTATCACCATTAGATGGATCAATCTTAATGTGAGGTCGCTGTGACTGCTCGATTTTCCATACATCTGTAGTTCCATGATTAATTGTATCAATCTTGAAAGCCGTAAGTGGTCTATAATTAGCTAAAATCATTCCATAATAAAAAGGAGAAGCACTAATTTGAACTTTGAGTTTAAGGTCTCCTCTAATAAAAGAATAGTTTGCTAATTTGCTCTGTACAGATGTAGTTGTTGCCCACAAATTCCACGGATTAAAGTTATCTAGCAACCCAGTATCTGATTCATTCCAAGTTACTACCCGAATTTTAACAGGTCGAGATAAAAATCTAGATATGTCTGTATTCATTGTGGAATTCATTAAAATGGAATTAGATGGAAGGCCAACTGGATCAATTTCCCTATGTTCCAGGAAAGTAACTAAACCCTGTGTAACCTCCTCTGTGTCGTGCTGAGTATCATCTGAAATGATTTCTGCTGATTGGGATTGCCATAAATGGAAACCCAAATCTTTGTAGCGATTGTACTCCTCTCCATCATCGCTACTGGATGAAGAGACCGAATGCACAGGATTCGGAACTGACACAAGCTCTGGTGCTTGTGTACAACATACGGACTTTACACGGAGCCCGCCACCTAGAAATGTTTGACCTATCTGTTCATACATTCCTTCAGCTGATAAGACTTTGGAACGGTTTAAAGTTGTCTCTTCGCTTACGAGTGGAATTGCGTCAACCACAAGGCTTTGAGGGGTGTGCTCCCTAAGTGAATAACGATTTGCGCTATCCACAGCGTCAAATTTCATCCAAAATTCATAAACTAAATCATAATATTCTGGAAAGGTGCTCTGCCGCACCCAAGACTGGAGACCACAGTCTATGACAAGTTGACGGAAAAATTTTTGTCTATCATCAAAGATAGATTTTCCATGGAAAAAATACTCTCTTTGAGCAGTCTCTATTACACATATAGCATGTGCTTCAGCAGCCATGTCGTCCCTTGGGAGTCTCGCGGTCAGCATCTTATGAAAAGATGATTCATCCAGAGGAGCGACTATGCATCCTACATCTTCATCAAAACGAAACGCTCTTTTAAGAAACGATGTATCGTCGATATGTATGAAAGGTATGCTTTCTGCTTCTTTATCTGCCATAGTGTATTCAACGCCAATGCACTTCATTGCTAGTGCTATTCGTGTATGATTGAAGTTAGGGCAATCCAAGCTCACACCCATAATATTGTCATCACCGTATGTAGCCAACCTAACATTCTCCTGAAATGTTTCCAAGGGTTTGCCAGATATCAACAAATACGCGTATCTCATGTATAAACTATTGACCAAACAGTTAATAATGACAGTCAATGGATGACCCGAAGGATTACCTTGAATCTCAATCAGATCTCCATTAAAATCAATACACGGAAAAGCAGTGTCCTGAGCAATGCATCGAATATATCTCAAATCTTCATCTGGCCAACCAGCCCTTGCAGCCAAACGCTCAAGAATATTGAATGCTGATAAAATGAACGGAGCAGCCATGCGCTTATCAAATTTCCCATAATCTCCAGCAATCATTCTATCCTTCCCAAATACTGTTAAGTAGTTGTAGAGATCTCTCCACTCAGTAGATTGCGCAATAACACCTGGCATAGCTTCAAACACAAATGGATTATTTTGAATTAATCGAATGTGTGAAAGTAGATATTTCCGAACCACAATAGACCATGCAAATTCTCCTCCAGTGAAAACCCGTGTTTTCCCTGCTATCATCTTCTTGCGTGTTACTGGCTCATCCTTCAAATGTCCACAAAATTGGGGATGATAGCGCGTATTGTTATCATAACAGCGCTCTATATCAGCTACCCTATTGAGGATCACATCATCAACTCTCAGTATCTTACCATTTTCATCGTGGACTAAAAAGTTATCTTTTGATCTCTTGAATGGGTTCCCAGCACTAGTACGACTATTCAATTTATCGACGTAAGCAATGCCATCAACACCATTCAAGGCAACATCCAAAGAATAAACCTCTAACATAGCTAGGTTATCGCCCAGCTTAGATACAATATCTTGGAAGAAGGCATCTTCACACTTACGGATATTGACATTGAGATAACAGTGTACAGGAGTGGTCATATCTTTAATGGCTAGATGCCAGGGTTGCCAATTCATTGCCGGTGGGCCACACGTCGCTTGATATCCGTGTTGAGTGACATAATCACAAATTAGTGTAGGAACTACGTGTGATTTGTGTTTTGGTCTATACCCGGCAAAACTACCATAAACCTTAGCAGTTCCTGTCTCCAAAAATCGTATGCAAGATTTGGCATTCAAGTCTATTAATTCTCGTTTGTATCCGGGTGCTGAAATGGGTATTTCACCTTCAGACACTTGGGGTTCAAATTGGGATAAGGCTTCATTTAGCATCTTTTGAGAAATATGTTGCATACACACTCCTCCATTAGGAGCTCCGCTAGTGTGAGAACCAAATATCACACGAGAATTTCCTACTTCCACTAGACAAAGAGATCCACAATCACCAAGTTGAGTAGGCCGAATTGCTGAACCGAAATAGCCTGGCACACCAAATACGGGACAAGATCCTTTCTGGATATTATTCACAGGTAAATGCGAGATAATTCCAGCTCTAGATCGCATAATATACTCTCCCTTGTATCTACCAGATAGTAGCGTATCCAATGGAAAATATTTCAGCAAACTTCTACCCGGTGGCATACATCTAAGCTGAATAATGATAGCATCAGTATCAGGAATAGATATCAAATCTTCACGGCTAAATGCAACATCCTTGACATTTCTTGAAACATTCTTAGTTTCATCATCACATATCACATCAAGGACCCCAGAATCAGCCTTCACAGAATGCTTATTGATAAGCCATAGATTACCATGAATATTCACGCCAACAGTATGCATTCCGCGCCCAATAGTAGGAAATCGAAGATGAAATGTGGCAGTGTTTTGCTCAATGAGATTCACCAGATTATCACCCTGGACACACTTAGATGCTCCTGATATGACACACTCAGTTACAGCATACGGGTCGTGATAGTAGAATGTCTTCTTCTCTTGAATCAAAGGGAGTGGAAT